GGGCAGGATTCTGGAAGAATTTAATGTAGAAGAAGATGCGCTGTGCCAGCTGATCGAAGAACTGATCGCACCGTCAGAGGTGCTGGCTGCGGAAAAGGCACCGGAATACAGCCCAAGAGCGATGAGAGTGCTTGAAAAATCTGTACAGGAGGCAGAAAATCAGAAAGAAGCACAGGCCGGAACGGAACATCTTCTTGTGGCAATGCTTAAAGAGACGGATTGTGTTGCGACCAGGCTTCTTTATACAATGGGAGTCAATATCCAGAAACTGTATGTGGCAGTTCTGACCGCGATGCTCAGAAAGTGTCTTTCCCCGACCATGCTTCTGAAAGCCGGTACGATCATGAATCAGGTAAGCAGTGAAGTGGAGACTAATTTATCCCAAGCACAGATTAATTCACTGATCAAGTATCAACTGAATAAGAATGCGACATGGACGATCCAGTCAGTTGCCGCTACGGGAACAAATGATAAAGGATATTGTTATTCCAGTGGAGATACACCGTTATTTATCATGGATCCGGATGAAGATGTTGTTCAGGAGATTATAGATCTGGCAAATGTTGTTGAAGAGGGTGGCACATTGAAAGACGGAGAATCCTTGAATTAGCAGGATTGAATAAAAAATCAGAGAGAGCTGTGAAAAAATGAAACTTTTCTCATTTTTTCATGGCTCTCTTCTTGTTATATCTGTGAACTTTCCAAAAACAAACTTTGCTAAGTTGTAAAATCAAGTGCGACAAGGGTTAATAACTCTATCGCACTTGATTTTTTATTATAGAAAATATGAGTGCTACAAGAGAATTAAAAAACTCTTGTAGCACTTTTATTTTGCCAATTTTTAAGGAAAGGTGGGCGGAAACGTGAAAAAAGGAGATAAGCGTATTACATACGCCGACAGACAGAAGATTGAAGCAATGGAGCGAACCGGGGCAAAGGTTACAGATATTGCAAAGGCGGTTGGGTTTCACAGAGCAACGATTTATAACGAATTGAAGCGTGGGGGAACACCATACCGGGCAGAAGTAGCACAGAGAAGTTTATAAATGCCAGGCGGCAGCGGTACAGAAAGGAACTCAACATGGAAAAGTTGGAAGAAAAAGCAATCGAAACATTATGCATATTTTGCGGAAACTACCCCGGCATTATTGGAGATAGCGGCGGAAAAGATAGTAGTGTTGTAAAACACATTGCAATGAAAGCAAAGGGAAAATACGGTTTCGATTTTAAAATAAGACATAATCACACAACGGTAGATGCACCGGAAACAGTATATTTTGTAAGAGAAGAAAGAAAAAGATTTTTGAGCATGGGAATAGACTATGAAATATCAATGCCAAAAGAAACAATGTGGCAATCAATTGTCAGACATTGTACACCACCAACACGGCTAATACGTTATTGTTGTGCGGATTTCAAGGAAAGCACGGGACACTTAGGAGAAAGGTTAATTACTGGGGTACGCAAGGCAGAAAGCGTAAACAGAAAAGCAAACCAGGGGATTATTACAATACCAAAGCCTAAAAGTAACTTAAAGAAAGAAGTGGAGAATAACGAAAATTTTTCATTAACCGTCAAGGGGGGGGTGGTCGCACTAAACTTAGACAATTCAGATACAAGAAGAATAGCGGAAAATTGTTTTCGCACACATAGGGTACTAATCAATCCACTTATTGATTGGGATGATGATTTTCTATGGTGGTATATAAAGCATGAAAATATTTATATAAATCCAAGATACAAAAAGAAAGGTGTATGCCGTGTTGGGTGTATAGGTTGCCCTATGGCTGGGGATGAAAGGTGGAAACAATTTGAAGAGTTTCCAACATATAAAGCGGCTTATATAAGAGCATTTGACAAAATGTTAAAGGAAAGAGAAAAAAGAGGGTTGGCAAATAGGGCGGCATGGAGTGACGGACTACATGTTTTTAAATGGTGGATGCAGGACGAGAACATGGACGGTCAACTTGCATTTGGGGAAGATATGGAGATTTACGAAGCGTACACCGACTATATAAATTTCAGATAGCGAGGAACTTAACATGAGAAAATTAAAGGTTAATGACTTCTTTTGTGGATGCGGCGGAATGGGTATTGCATTTAAAAATGCCGGGTATGAAATAGCCGGGGCATGGGACTTTGATAAATACGCCGTGGAGAGTTACCGGGCAAACGTAGGGGACCATGTACAGAAAGCAGACATTAAGGAATTACACCAAGCAGATATACCACAAGCGGATGTGTGGGCGTTCGGCTTTCCTTGCCAGGATTTGAGCGTTGCCGGAAAGCAACGGGGCATGATTTTAAAATGCGAGGATTGCGGCGAGGAAATAGAGATAAACCCGGAAGAGTACACAGGCAACACCATTTGCCCCAAGTGCAGCAGTAACAATTTTAAGGCGGCGAGCCGTAGCGGATGCTTCTTTGAAATGATGCGATTACTTGAAGAAACAGAGAGAGAGAGAGAACACGCCATGCCGGCCGTTATCATTGCGGAGAATGTGCGAGGGTTACGCCCATATCTGCCAGTGTTACGCCTGGAATATGAACGCCACGGGTACACGGCACATATTGAAATGTTTAATTCCAAATATTGGAATGTGCCACAGAACCGGGACCGTTACGCAGTAGTAGGGACCAGGAATAAAAAGAGCCTATCATTTACATTTCCGAAAGAGCAACACGAATTTGTACCGAAGTTATCGGATTACCTGGAAAAAGATGTGCCGGAAAAATATTACTTGCCGGATGAAAAGGCACAAACCATTATAGCCCAGGCAATGGAGAAATTGGAGAAAATGGGAAAGTGCCATGCGTGCATTACGCCGGACCGTATTAACAAACGGCAGAACGGACCAAGGGCAAAGGCAGAGGACGAGCCAATGTTTACACTTACCGCCCAGGATTTACACGGCGTTATCATCCTGGAAGATGAAAAAGAAGAGGAAAGCACGGGGGGGCAACAGACAACCACAGATAATAAATGTTGCGAACACAAACCCGTCCGGTCATGGGATGAACGGAAGCGTGTACTTTGCCGAGGGATTAGCCCCAACGCTTACAACCAACAAGGGCGAGGGGATAAAAGTAATGACAATAGAGAATGTCCGTTTGAAAACGGAATAATCCAAGCACAAAAGAACGGATGCGGCACGTTTGTAGCGGTTGCACCAACTCTTCTTTCATCAGACTATAAACAACCGCCGTTAGTGATAGAAAAGCGAAAGGAACAAGACAATGGAAAGAACCAATAACCAGGGTTGCCAAATGGTGGGGATGCTTGACATAAAAGGTCAAGACCAATGCCGCCGGGTGTATTCCGTGGACGGAATAGCACCGACCCTTACAACATCCGGGGGGGGGCAAAGGGAAGTGAAAATATTTGATACAAAGCGGTTGAGGGTGCGAAAGTTGACCCCTAAAGAATACGGAATTTTACAAGCGTTCCCTATGGATGATTGGAAACAAGTTGTTTCAGATAGCCAGGCATATAAACAATTTGGTAACGCAGTAACCACAACGGTATTTACCGCAATAGCGGAAGAGATAGCAAAAAGCATTTATGCAGCAGAAGAAAGCGAGGAACAAAACATGGAAGCGGAAAACAAGAATTTTACCGGAATGAATGAACCGGAAGAGAAGCCAACGGCGGAAAGCATTTTGGCAGCAGCGGAAGCGGAAGCCAAGGTGGCAGCAGAACGGGAAGAAACAACTAAAACAGCAATTCCGGCAGAGGAAACCATAACACCGAACTCATTAGCCAACGGGATGTTGCAGTTTCTTCTTGATAGCGGAATTGTAGCGAGTGCGTGCGTAACGGATGAAACAGAAAAGATGTTTGCAAAGCACATTAAAGAAGAATTGGACGGAATAACGATTGGGGAAACACCGGAGATATTGAGAGATTGGGAAGCAGCACAAAACGCCGTCAATGATATGCTTTCAAAATATGCACCGGGCGGATATATGGGAAAAATCATTTATCCATTACTTACCCCGTTAAAAGAACGGTTGGAAGCCGGAGAAAGAACACCGGATTTATACAACGCCATTGTAGAAGCCACAAGGTAGGTGCAGCGTATGACATTGGCGGACATTGTGGGTGTTATGTCCGGCCCGGCCCGTGTGCGGGTTATGACAGGCACAGCGGAGCTATACG